TAAATTAGACTTCTCCTTTCTTCGGTTTCTGCGGTGTCGTTGCCTTATCATATAATCCTTGATTTCTCAAATTTATTATTGATTGTAATTTCAGATATTTCCTTCTTTCTGGATTAGGTGGTGGTAACATTCCTTCTGGAATATCCTGTGCCGCATCGCGCTTTCTATTCCTACGTTGTTGTGCTTCATAAGATCTTCTATCTCTTACTTTCTGTGGTGATGCTCCTGTTTTCTTTGGTAGAGTATTATCTGGTTTAGGTACTTCCTGTCCTACCTTTACTCTTACCTTTGCTCTTGTAGAAGGTTCAGGTTTTACATCTCTCAGTTCATCTCTGAAGTCTTTTAACTCTTTATCAATCTTTGTTCTTTCTTTTGTTCCTACTTTTGCTTTACTTTGACCTAATGATTTTCTTGCAGCATCAATTATTTTATTATCTTCTGCCTTATCTTTTCTATACTGTTCTGGCGATCTTGTATCACCCTTAGATGCTCTTCCTTTAGCATCACCTGTTTGTTTCATCAATCGTCCTAACTTAGCACGATCACCTGGTTTTGTAGGATCTAATCCATGTTCCTTTGCTAACTGTCTTCTCCTCTCATTAGCAGCATCTTTCTCTGCTCTTGTTGCTTGCATAAGAGTACCAACAGCACCAATACCTGTCATAATTTTTGGTATCAGAGATGAACCTGCTTTGATTGCTAATGCAGCACCTTCAGATTGTACTTCTTCATTCTTCAGTCTATCAAGTATCTGCCCTGCTGCTCTTTCTAACCTTGGATCTACCTTTTCTTTTTGCTTCTTAGTAGTAGGAACATTCTCTGTATTTGGTTTATTCTTAGTACCTGCGTTAGCAGAGGCGTTTTCCCGTGCTCTACGTCTTGCTTCTGTCTCTCTATCTTTATTTGCTTGTCTTCTTTGTGCCTCTCCTGGTGATATTCTTCCTCCCCTTTGACGTGCCTTGAAGTTATCACTAGCATCACTCTGCATCATGCCTTTGAAGATATTAGCAGCAGCACCCGCAGCAGGTATGACATAAGGTGCCATCTTCATTGCTGCTGGGATTGCCAGTGCTGCTGCTTCTGTAAATTCCTTATATGTTTTCATTTACCAGCGCGACTCGTCTCGGAAAAACCTCGGAAGTATTTATTGAATATCTAAGTATCTCCCAGATTGTGATTTATATTCGGAGAAGTTAGAAGATCTTCTGTTTTTAACGTACTCTAATTCATTCCAATACCATGTCTGACATAATACCAGACAATGAATTTTTTTGTGCTTTTCATTCTTTGTGTATTCACACTTTGGTTTGTCCTTGACACCAACCTCTATCGTGATGTAATCATTACCTTTGTAATACACCCATCCTTCAACGTTCCTCCACTTGACATAATCATCAACGATGGGTGTATAGGTCGCGTTAGCGTCAGACATTCAACTCCTTACCCATAGGAAATGCCTTCAGACGATTGGGGTTGTATCCTTCGCTCAGGTATTCTTCCATACGTTGTGCAGCATCAGCACGACTCAGATTTACATCCTTTTCTGTTACTGGTGCCCAGCCATTCGTGCCGAACTCACACACCTGATACTTGATTTCTTTTTCCATGATTGTTAATTTGACGCTCCAATTCGTAATAGACTTTTGTAAGGTTTAGATTCATATGATGGTAATACTCATTACCCTTCAACAGTTGTTTTAGATTATCTACCTGTATCCGGGCAATGAGTAACTTTTCAATATCAGTCACACAAACTCCTGCAAGTAATAATCAACGGTAACTTCATGCTCTGCTGCCTTACGTTCGTAAAACAACCTTGCCTCTTCACGATGCTTGTGCTCTTCAATCGCAGTTTCAGAATGTTGCATAAAATCATCAAAGGCTTTCATAAACAGTTCAATGTCGTTTTCATTCATGAGAATTTCAGTAAGAGGGTTCACAGATTGGATCTTCTTTTGATCCGCAGATTGTGGAGTCCATTCCATCATAGATGTCTTTCAAACGATTGTATAACGAACATACACTACCGTAATCTTTGGCAATGAAACATTCATCTTCAAATTCTAGCAGTTTTAATGCAGAAAGTAAAATACCAACTTCCTGCACATTCAGACTTACGTTCGTTTCATGTATCATATCATCCTGTCTTACATACTACAGGAATAATTATATCATGAAAGAACGTAGCAATAATCAATCGTTTTGATACACCAACCTGTAATAGAAGTAATCTCCTCTACAAGGTCATCAGCATCATTTGCTTCCCAGGTTGTTGCCAGGACTTCATCAATGACATCCTGCTTCTCCAGGTCCGGGAGTTCACCGATGCTATCATCAAAATCCAGGTCGATCTCAGTGATACGGTACTTCATTTGCCGACTCCATAATCAGAAGCAGTTGCTTCCAGTTCACTGATGGTAGGCACAGGCATCAATCCTTCGAGTGTGTCCTCACCATAATAGTCCAGAATCTCCGAAGTAACATCATCCTCATCCCAATCCTTCATGTTCTCTTCAATGCTCTCAACAGCGAATGTGATAAGGGTGTCCATATCCATCCCCTCAACGATCATCTCAGCGTAGTTGGTCTTGAGTTGGTTCAGTTGATCTGAGTTCATGATTCTGGAAAATAGGGTGATCAGAAATCGTAGTCGGAGTTGATATATTCTTCTACATCAAACTTTTCGTCTTGCATCTCCGGAATGTCATAGATCTCATCGGAGGTCTCCATGAGGTCGCGGAGGATCAGGTCTTCGTGGTTCATTGGTTTGATTGAACTGAACTTAGTATAAGGGTCAGGCATGACCTGGGTGCAGTTGTTGTTCCAGTTCCTCAACTGTCACACCTGCATCAGCAAAGGCATCGGACACAATTCCGCACAGTGCAGTAATCTCAAAGTCACTGAGTTCCCAAAGATCACCAGCAACTTGAATCTGCTCTTGAATGTTCTCTGAAATGGTGAGAAGTTTGGTCAGTTCTGTAGCGTTCATCAGACTAGCTCCTGCTGTTGTTGCATAAGTTGTTCTTCTGTGACTTCATCCACACACTCCTGAATTACAGTGTAGATGTGATCGATGTTGCCAACTTCATCAAAGATACGTTCAATCAGTTCAGGATCCTCATGATTATTGCCATAATCATACTCACCGTCTTCATCCTTCATGTGGCAATCATGCTTGGTGTAGATCCATGCAGCACAGTGTGCATCTTCACCTTGACTTTCAATAAGTTGATTGACACGATTGCGGAGTTCTGAAAGAGTGTAGTTCATTTGGAAACCTCAAATGTGGGGATGACTTTGATCTCAATCCAGTTAGGATACTGTTTCATTGCCCACTTCTCCAGTTTGGTGTTATGGGATTTGATGCCCTTCTGGGTTTTAGGTCTGGTAGGCATGGTCCGGAAGACTGACAAGGTTCCCTCATCAGTCCTCACAGATACCAGATACTCGGCGGTGGTAGTGTTCATCAGAAGATGTTGGTCCAGCGTTCGTGTTGGATGGCGCTGATGCGTCCTTCCTTCAACAGGTTATCACAGACTTCACAGAAGACTGCAAACTTTTCGGTGCGGGTGAGTTCATATTCTTGGGCAGCTTCACAAGAACCGATGGTTTTGAGAACGTTTGCTTTGAGCATGGGGTTGGGGGTTGGTTCCCTTGATTACTTTGTAATCATATCGGCAATACTGCCTCACTGCGCGTCCGCTGTGCCAGTTTGCGTTTTGGCACATCCAGTTCCTCCATAATGATTTGCTGTGGTAGGAAGTTCCAGCAATAGTAACTACTACTAAATGTAATCTTATCGTTTGGTCTACCATCAGGAGAGTGAAACTTCATCCTCTTATCAAACATCAACAGTTGCAGATCCTTGTCCTTGAACAACTGCTTTGGTGCAGAATCATTCAACCAAGTGTTAGTCATAATCAACGCAAATGGTTTGTTAAATGACAGTGCCCGCTCAAAGAACTTACGCTTATTTGTAAACGGTGGATTAGATACAATCACATCCCAATGGAATGGTTCCCACTGTAAAAAGTCCTTACCCTCATCAATGTGAGAGTATTCAACACTATGAGTCTGAGAGATTTGCTTGACAAACTCACTCTCAGCAGTGTCAAACGGACACCAGACTTTAGCATCCTTTGGAATATACTTCAGGATGGGAGTGACACCGTAATTAGGTGTATAACACTCATCATTGTTACCTGACGAGTACATAAGTTCTTTAGAATCCATAATCAACCCAGAATACAAGTACCAACAGCATAGATTTCATTCTTAGATATTGTAACACCAATACGGGGATCTTTTGCATTACCATTCTTCTTCTTAGGGTATTGTTTCTTTGCTTTGGGAAGAACGATTGCAAGAACATCATTACAATCAAGTTTCCACACTTCTACAATCTTAGCACCTTCATATCGTGCATAGTAGTGGTTCTTGTATTTACCAATCTTATCTTCAATCAGATAAAGTTCTTGTTCTTCCCAAGTATCCTGAACACTAATCCCATTATATGTTGCCTTGATAGAGTCTGAAATAGTTGATTTATATTCTGCACCACCATCTTCATCAAAAGCATCCGCACCACTATAATCATCCGCGATACGATGACCCAGCATCCCCGCCATATAGATCTCACGGGAGCGAGCATAAGAGAATGGATCGCCCCATCCATTGTTCTCGCAAAGATCGTACATTTCCTCGTAGAGTGCCCGATAGCGTGCTTCAGGGGTCATTGCTTCCTTTCGATTACTTTGTAATCATACAGGTGAACACAGTCGGTTGGCAAACGCAGTGGACGGTTCCTCAACTGGCACACCAAATGTGTCAGTCAACCACCAGTTGTATAATCTCTCTTCTTCTTCCCGTGCCTCAACTTCATGTGGTTGATGCCAATAGTCCCAATTTTCTACTGGTGTTTTGCAATAACACAATTTTCCATAACGATGACGCAGTGAACCACGGATCCACTGCGCCAGGTGCGTTAATTCATGCAAAAGAGTCTGAATATACAACTCCTTTGTCATGTAGGTGTCAAGTTCAATCAAAAAGTCACGGGGGCGATAAGGATCTGCCCACGATGCAACATCACAATATCCAAGAACAAGTTCTTCTTTCAAATCACGGTGAATAATCTCCACATCAATTTTGTGACGTGGAAAGAAGTTATTCAGAAACCAGGAGGTAACATCCTCACAGAGTTCTTCAGAATAACCGTATCCAGAATGAGTGATGAAAGACATGTGCCCCAGTGCATTAACCAGATGAATGAACCAACAAAGATGAGTTTTTCCCTACCAGACATTTTCATTAGTAGTGTCTATACTTAGTTTGCCAACATTTAGTACAGAGACAAGTCCTTGATTCCATCTCTTTTTGAATGGTCTCACGACTCTTACTACCAACCATTTCGGATACTTGATCCATTCTACTCAATGTAAGAGTCAAATCATAGAATCCAAGTTTGTCATACTCTTTTGACCCACAATCTTCACATTGATACTTACCCTTCTCTTTCTTGAACCACTTTTGAGTATTTCTCTTTGATTCAAGTGACCTTGACTTCGTTAATTGCTTGTTACGTTCATACCATTCTTTCCTCTGCTGCTTCTTCTTTGTCTCGGAAGCAGTCAATGGTCCAATCAGTTTTGGTCTTCCCATAATTAACCTCCAGCAGCAAAAGTCCAAAGAATAAGAACAGATATCAACATTGCTGGCATCAAAAGTAATACCAGCATTTGAAGATCAGGAATTGTCATCGGAAATAGTAAACAAACCCAGGGAAAGTCAGCAGTCCAAGTAGAGCACCAAATGCAATCGGTGCTGGTGCAAGTGCTACCAAATAGATGATTGCTGAAAATGCAGGAACCACCAATCCTATGGCAAGAGAATACTTTGCCGCTTTCTTAAGTTGCCGTTTTGTGAGAGTCATAATGTTTAGACCTTGATAATACCTTTGTGGGATTTGCGTTTTGTCAATCACCGCAAATACAAATATCCGCCTGCCCAGTCAGCACGAGAGAAGCACTCCTCGCGACTGGAGATGACATTCAGATTGTAGCGTGCAATCTTGGCAGGTGCCTTGTAAGATGCGGGTTTGAAGACTTCACCAGTCTTCTTGTTGATGAAGGCATGGCAGGATCGTGAACCGTTGTTACCACACACTTCCCAGATCTTGTGGTACTTCCGACCGGAAGAATCCACTTCAAACTTCATGTTACTGGAGCTATTGGGGTGACGACGCTGGAAGTTCTCTAGCAGGTGGTCGCAGAGTTCCCAGCAATACTTGGTGATGTTCAGTTCAATGGTGTTCCGTGCGTCCTGCTGGGCGACGAAATCAGCGAACTCAGTGGTCATGGTGTCAACCTGTGAATGAACTTATTGTAAAGGCACACAGGTGCCTCTCAGAGGGTCTGTGTGCCAGTTATCCAACTGTCCCAGCAGGGATCTCAACAGGTTCAGGTGCTACATTATCTTCCCACTGATGCATATCGTAAGCAAACCACTGTCCGTTGCGGAAGATGTAAGAGTATTCTTCATTATCAGTGAAGAACTCCTCCATATCTTTATCCAAACGAGGTGCATTGTCTTCAATAGATTCACCACGGGAAGTGTAGTGAAGAGGACCAGATTCGGGGAGAGTTTCATTCTTCCATCCTGTATTTGTCCAAGTGCAGGACATGTTACCACCGTTAATCAGTTGCGATGCTTTCTCTTTCGTATCGTAGAACTCACGGAGAACTTTACCATTGAAAGAAGGATAACCATCATAATGGCAATAAACAGAAAGAATAGAGGCGTCACTGAGTTCGATTCCGATGCGTGAACGAGTTCCCATGATTAAGAAAGAAGTGTGAGAGAGGCGGAGAGCAGTTTGTCGCTACCTCTTACTGTTTGCCTCTCAGTGTGTTGTCTCGGGTCTCCCCTTGACTCTTTTAATATCGCATAAAAAAAGCACCCAGTCAAGGGTGCTGTGACAGTTATTCAACTGTCCCTGTTTCGGTAGTAAGTGCTCTCACACTTGTAGTAAATTCGTAATTGGATGAACTTTGGATCTTTGTATTCGGTTTGTTTCGGTTTACAGTATTGTCTGTTTGGATTGCGATGGATTAAGATGTGATCGTATTTGGATGGACTCATAAATTACCTGAAGGCAATTTATATAGCATCAATCATCGTAAATTAAACACTCTGGTTCAGAAGGGAACTGATCGCAAAATAGTTCAAGATAACTTGGATCGTGATGATCTCCTGCTTCTATTTCCTTCTTATGATTTTCAGCATATTCTTCTAAATCATGCAACTCACCTTCAATATGACGACGCATTTGAGGGGATACTGTAGGATCGTGAAGGATCTCTTTATCCTTCGCGATATGTTGTTCTATGCTATCCATTAGCATTTTTGTAATGTGATGTACCTATTTATTGTAATCAATCGTTCATAGGATTGCAAGTCCGCCAATGTTTACCAACTCCCTTAAGTCTTGAAACCAACTCATCAGCGAACGCTTCCATCTTATCGGGGTGAATTTGCTGGATTCCTGCATCTTTTACAGCATTTTCAATACTATCAACTTCTTTTTGGTCAAGTTTTTTACCGTTTGATGGAAGTGTCATAGGGTTTCTGCCTGTGTTGATGTATTTTAGCGTTTCCGCACAAAACTAATTAGATACTTAATCTTTTCTTTGGAATTGATTTACAGGACTTAATGGTTCAATAGAATCCATCTCTTTCCAAATACGTTGAAATTCAGATGAATCCCATGTCCCATACGCTTCTGGACTGTACCAGAAGTCTTCCCAATCTCTAGGTGAGTTTGTAACATCTTCAATGTTCTTCTGCATCCAGTCCCTCCTTTACTGCTGCTTCTACGATAGTCTGAATCTCCTTTGATGTCATCCCATTCAAGAAACTCCATTTAGGATCTTCTTTGTCCCATTCAAGGGTAAATGTACCATCTTCATTTTGATTAACTTTCAGACTATCAGCACTCATCTTTCTTGAATTGTTTACGACATTTTTTCACTTCTTTCATCTCATCTTTAATCATCTGATAAGCATCCTCAGCAGAGATACGTTGAGACAATTCCATAGCACAGATAACTTCAACACGAGTGCCAAAATGTTTCAGTGCCTCTTCAAAACAATTAAGTTCTTCATACATTAGAGTTTGCCACCGACAACACCACTATTTACCACTTTGGTGTATTGTTCAAGTGTACCATCTTGTTCACACTTGAGATGCCATCGTGTCATGGTGACAACACTATCTCTAGTAGCGCCAGTGAGCATTTTTCTACCTTGTTTAGTCATGGTAGTATAAAGACCGAAACGTGTTTTCCAAACATAGAAAACATCATCAATCAATACTGCGTCTTCTGGCACAACTACTTCACTCGTCACTGTCTGAATCATCAGTTACCTCAGGTTTTGGAAGTGTAACACCAGTGCTTGTCAAGTATTCAATGGCACCAATCACTTTGTAAAGTGTTTCTCTAGTACGATCCAAAGTGACAGCAAGTTCTTCTCTTTGCTTGAGAAGATTTTCAAGGTGTGTTTGTTGTTCAGTCATAATTCTCCTTTTGTTTGTTAAAACCAAATGGTCCTTCTTTGTCCTCTAAAGCAAGTTTAAGTGCGACACCACCAACTGCTTCCATCACTTTCAGAATGTCTTCTGTCTTGGCATCTTCACCAAGTTCTTTTGCGATGTACCAATACTTAGGCCAGAAAGTTTCCCCTGCTTTTTGATAATCTTCAAGTGTAAGTAGTTTCATTCTTCTGTATCAGTTGTAGGTCTTTGGTTTGGTCGCTTCAACTCTGGATGTGGAGCGTACAGTGGACCTTCGTAATTTCCAGCAAACTTCGGTCTATTAAGTTTTTCAAGTGCTGCAAGAACTTCTGGAGTTTCTTCCCACTCAAAAGTATCCCCACTTTTAGTAGTATGCTGTCTAGTAGTCATGAATAAAACTCCCTAGCGTTTTTAAGTGTGGTAAGCAAGTGCATGTTACCTCTGAAATATCCTAGCACAACAAACCCGATTGTGGCAAGTACAACGAATACAAAAGATACTACACCTCCCCAAGGTTTTTTATCATCAAGCATCTTTGAGTTTGTCTCGGAGATCCATTATCTTGTTTACTTCATTCACAGCAGCAGACATCCTCACGGAAAGAATATCCATCAGGTCGCCGTGAATGACTTCATTTTCAACATAGTCATCAAAATACTTATCCAACGCCTCTTTCAGGTATCTTTTACGATGCCACTCTGGCGAGTAGGGTTTGTAGTCCATGATGCAAGTTTATTATGAAGGTAGTATAGCACTATCCATTGCGTGGGTCAAGTCCCATGTCCTTAAGATATTGTATCCACCAGTCTGGGTCTTTAATTTGTCTCCAGTTTGGAACTGGTAGATTGTTCTCTACAGTGTAATACTGATAGAGTGCATCATCTATAGTCTGTGCGACTTCCATACTCTTCTTCCTCTTCATCAACGTCATCATATACTCCCTCCAGATATGGTCCTCGTTTTCTATATTTTTCCGCTGAGACATAGGTGCGTTCCTTGTTAGTTTCAGACAACCACAATGCCAACTTCATCACAATCCAAATCGCCGCTAGTGGTGTGAAACAAGCAATTAGGATGACAGGATTCATAAGAACATTCCCTTTTCGTTCATGTATTGAAGTGTTTCCTTTAACCCACCAATATGTCTGAAACCAACATTAACTTGTGGGTATTCTGCCTCTTCACCAAACTCTTCAACAAAACCTCTCTGAGAGAAGTGTTGATTTAATTTATATACATGAATCTGGAAGTTGAGTTTTTCCAAGAGTATTTTGGCACGTTCACACTCTTGGTTACCGTTAGAATAAATTACTGCATCCATTACTTTTTCTCCTCGTATTCGATAACGATTCTTTTGTAGTCTCTACCAGTATGATCTACACAGGTAATATGAACTAATTTACCACCTAATGCTTCTGCTATTTCATGTAACTTGCTCCAAGGAATTTGCTTTTCAGTCATGGCTCTCCTCTATCCACTTATCTATTTGTTCTTGAGTGGGAACGTTGATTCGGAAAGCAAGACCTTCCTCTTCAAACTCACGATTCATTTTTTCGTAAGTTTCTGGTGTAATCTTTTCAGTCACGCTGCCTCCAATCATCAGGTTTGTCGCGTTGAAACCAGTCAACGATTTCATCAGCACCATCAAATCCCGTTTTATGATTGGATGGGTCAGGATCACCTAGTCCCATCCTATTCATAAAATCATCCATACTACCTTCCTGAATATCAGGATTAGCAGCAACACGACGTGCTTTCTTCAGCATCTCACGGGCAGAAGTATTTGCTTTAGACAACTTCTCCGCCCAGATCATGTCGTCAAGTTTTACCTCTTCCCCGTTAGCAATACATTTACAAATGAACTCCAACCGAAGTCGGTATTGCGTTGATAACATAAATTTGACACAATCTGTAGATATTTATCCGAACTCCTGATTTCTTCTACCGTCAAGGTATTCAATAATTTCAGAACGCCACTCCATCAACTCATGATAACATTCCTGATTATGAGCACATTCGCGCAGTTGATGGTCTGGTTTCAGTACACTTTCGTAGAAAAGACCAAGAGCATCACGACGTTTTTCGCTTTTTTCGGACATTAGAACTCCTGGGTTTACGTTTCTGAGTTTTGAGTTGATTGTTGATAAAGTCAACTGCCTGTTTGTATGTATTAAGAGTTGTGACTTGACTTCCTTGGTGTATGATAACATACTTTTTGGTGTTGCCAAGGGGAACTGCTGCCCACATACCATCGTTTGTAACATAACCCAATGGATTTTTGGGTTTAGGATCAAGAACTGATGGATGTGGGATAAAGGGTTTAAGAAACTTGCTCAAAATACTGCGGTGACACTAACAACGGTGGCACCAGGGTTCCGTGCCAGTGCTACTTGTTTGGCATCTTCATAGTCAGTTGCGATGACAATTTCATCAAAGACTTTGCCTGCTTTGAAGAGTTGAACTTTGACTTTCATAATTAACGACGGATAGTAGAGATGGCGGGTTGACCCTGCTCAAATACAGTGTCTACGACCGCCTGGACGGACCTGGCGGTGCCTACACCCACTTTATCATAGACAGGCACACAAACCAAGCCAAAGGTCTTGTGACGGTCTCCTAACCGGATCACACGACCGATTGATTGAGAGATACCGATGCAGTCCATGTTACGCATAAAGAGCACTGCTTCCAGACCGTTGACATTGATGCCCTCAGATAGGATAGAGTGGTGGATTACCACGAAACGCTTCTCAGGGTCTTTGCCCCAGGCATTGAGAGTCTTGAAGAACTCATCCCTATCAACCTTGACACCATCAATAAAGGCACCAGTTTTTGACGTGATGTAGAGGCAAGAGTATCCACGCTCACGCAGTTGATGGTAGAAGTCAGACTCTGCCAGCAGTTTGACAATCTGACGTGTTGACCTAGCAGCAATCAGGATTTTGTTCAGAGAATTGCCATCAATCGTATCCAGCAGGTTCTGACAGTCAGACTGTTTGAAGTCACCCTGAGGCAGTTCCGTGATGGAGACCTTAGGTGGGAGGATGTAACCCTCTTCCACAAGTTTGGGCGCAGGTACATTACAAATTACCTGCCCGTAGACTTCACCATCATTCATCCCAGGTTTGAAGATGCTAACACTGTGTTTAGGTGTGGCAGTGAAGAAGTAACAACGCTCAGCATCATTGCTGAAGTGTTCTGTAGCAGGAAAGAAGTTACGCTTTACAGAGTTGTGTGCTTCATCAAAGTAGATGGTATGAGCGTTGATACCAGACTCCTGAACCCTGTGAAGGGAATGATAGGTGGTAAAGATCAGTTGCTTACAGTATGCCTGATCGCTCCACCGTTTGATGTAAGAAGACTTTGTAGTGCTAAAGTGTTCTGTTTCACCACTATGAACGTGGAGAACAGCAGCATCATCAATATGCTCCAAGAACTCAGAGCACAACTGTTGTGCCAACAGGATACGAGGAGCAACTACAACAATGATGCCAGCATCATGAACTGCGAAGTGGTCAAGAGCATCCTGAATCATACAGATAGTCTTACCACCACCTGTAGGGATGATGACTTGACCTTTGTTGTACTTCAACATCGCATCACACGCTTGACGCTGATGGGGACGAAGGGTGATGGTCATTGGGTTTGGTGTCTTGCAGATATTATAGCACGCTTCTACCGATGAACCCTATTGTGTTTGAGCTCATGATGTTCCCATCAACCGCTACAAGGCAGAGTCTATAGGGATTCCATCAACTTGTCAAGCTTCCATTCTTGTTTGTAGCTCGACATCCGAAGAAAGATGTGATAGCATATCTACCGTTGCCTTCAAAGTAATCCGAACCCTTGATGGAGACCTTTCTAACTCCGTGTTCTACCCAACCAGGAAAAATGACCATGCTATTATTGTTACATGGAACTTTGAAGTCATATTCAGGGAAAATTAAATCACCACCAGAAAATTTCTTTGGTTCTTTATAGAAATATGAAAATGCCAAGAATTGAAAGTCTCTATCTGTATGTGGATCATAGTATTCACCATCATGATAATATCTGACTTTAGTGCAGTCCCAGTTTGATTTTGGTGCTATCCTGCAACATGGATGAATCTCTGAAAAATTATTCAACACTCCAGAGTCAAACAATTTTCTATTGACAGTAAGAATGTTCGATATAGATCTGTGCCCCTCATATACATCATCTAGAATGAGTGCCTTTGCATTTGTATTTTCAATGACACCACCATAATCTCGTGCATCCATCAACTTATTTGGTTTTGTAAGGAACTTTAATTCCTCCCATATAAGATCTAGTTCAGATTCATTGTAAAAATTCTCGATGACCATTAAAGGAAATGGTTCTTGATGAACTGTTGCCTCTAGAATTTCACTTCTCATTATTTTCAAATTTAACTGTATCGTTAGGTGTTGGTTGTATCCATCCCCATGAAGTAGCGAGATATTTTGTGCCACCTAGAGGAGGATTGCCCCTGTGTGTATGAGTATATTGACAAGGGAAGATAATTACATCACCAGTTGATGCTTTTTCTCGTTTATTAAGATATAAAAATTCGGTCTCTCCCCCATCAAAGTCATCATTCAAGTAAGTTTGCACGACAAATGTTCTACCACAACTTAAGTAATCACCATTCTCGTAGTGCCATGCATGAAATCCTGCACCTGCCTCAAGTTTTTTTATTTTACAATCATAAATTAAAAATTTTCTCTGACCTAATACAGTGTATTTTTGTAGGTATTGATCTACGCAAGTCTTTAACTTGGGAAACATCAATTTGTTAACTCTAGTTGCTGATGCAAAACTAACCTCAAAGTCAACATTTACGTTGATTGACTTTTGATCCTGTAAGTGTGGATTTTGTTCTGTTCTAAACAACCTCTGTGTTTCTTCAAAAAATTCTATTTCTTGAATGATGTCTCTACACTCTTGTCGCGTAAAAGTCTCTTTATAGCGACAAATAAAATCGTCCATGATAAAAGTGATACTAATACTACTATGTATCAGTATGCTTGCTGTCCTATTCCACCAGCACCACCAGATCCATTACTTTCTTTTTTGTTTTTTCCACCAGTAGCATTTGCACCTTCTCCACCATTAGAACCACCATTACCACCGCTGCCGCCTTCTGCCTCAGAATCGTCCTCTCCTGCGCGACCAGATCCACCGGTCGTTAGATTTCCCGAACTACCTCCACCATTTCCACCACCACCAGTTCCGGCAGGGAGTCCATTTCCTCCTCCACCGCCACCACCTTCGGCGTCATTTCTATCACCCCAGTCATTTTGCTCTGCCCTGGAACCTCCTCCACCGCCACCGCCACCTGCGGTGATATATCCCAAATTGTTAATTGTTGCGCCAGACAAATATCTTAATCCATTAGATCCAGCTCCACCATTACCACCACTATTACTTCCACCATTACCACCTCTACCTGCGACAACTCCATCAGAACTAACATCAATCGTCATAGATGTATCAGATGGCCAGTATGCAGAATTTCCAGTCTGAAATGCCCAGTCACTAGAAGATGCACCATCACTTCTGTATGTACCAGTTATGTTGATAAAGATTTTTTTTCCGCCCTGCCATGAAGTAGAATTTCTTGTTGGTTGAGATCTAAGTCCACCAATAACAACACTATCATTATCATAATCTGCAGAGGCAAGAGTGCCACCTTCACATTTAACGACGATATTTAATTTTTTACCATAAAAATCACTAAATTTAATCTGACCAGATTGAGGGACACTAGTGTCTAATGGTAAGTTTGATAATGAACCTACAGATTGAGAGACACGGAAAGCACCAAGATTTTTACCCGAGGGCATTCCGAACTCATTAGTAATTTCAGTAAATGATAGTGATGATCCTGAACTTTTAATAGTCATTAGTGTAAGTCTACCCAAGAACTACCGACATAAACTTGAAGTTTATTATCTGTTGTATTGTAAATAACAGACCCTGTAGCTGTTGCAATCCCGGTTGAATACAAATTATTTCTAGTTGTCGTGGTCATATTGGGGAAAACAGCAGGTCTTTGTGCAAACTTCAAGTCTAAAGAGTTTGTGGGATTTGTGGTCCCAATTCCCACGCCACCAGCGTCTGTAACTACAAATTTGTTTTGAGCTTCAGAGTTTACATTTACAACAACATCCGATGCTACTCCAACTGCTGAAGCACCAACTCTTACAGAAAATACAGGAACATCGGTATATCCTGTTCCAGAAACCTCTAATTTAGTTATTGTGGAAGCTCCACCAACAACTCTTGCCTTTAATTCGGCAGTTTCTGCTGGATCTTGATTGGCAGAAGGAACTCTAAGAATTACATTACCACCATTTGCAGATTCAACATTACCTCTCAAAGATGCGGTGATGTTTGCACCAGAACTTAGGTTAAGATTTCCACCCACTGTCAAGTTACCACCAGTTTCTACGGTAGTTTCAAAATATGCAGCACCAGTGAATGTAGAAATACCCTGAACACTTAACAAATGTGCCGGATCTGTTATTCCTATTCCTAATCTACCCTCTTTAGTAAGGGTCATTAAACGAGAATTGTTTGCTCCTTTATGCCAATGGAAATCTCCAGTAGCAGCATTTGAATTAGCAGCACTCAGATGGAAATTAAAATTATGTGCACCATAATTGATTAAATCTAACGATGTGTCATTACTATATGGGAAACCGGAACCACCTCCATATCTAAATTCTGCATTATCTGTATTGCTAGTTCCTGGTTCTCTACCAACAGTTACACTTGCCGTTGAAGTATCGCTCGTAACCTGAAGTTCTGTGGCACCAGTAGCTCTCTGTTGGAATGTGTTGGCAGGTGAGGCAGTTCCAATTCCTAAGGAGGATACTGTTAGTGATGTTCCAACAATAGATGTTGTTGTAATAGATGTTGCTGTAATAATACCTACACCACTTGTAAGATTTACAGAATTTGCTGTAATCTGTGAAGCGGAGACAGTTCCAACTGTAATGTTGGGCGAACCTATCAGACCTCTGGCAGTTGTGGCAATACCAACAACATTGCCGGTTACATTTCCTGTTAAATTACCACTAAAACTTCCACTAAAAGTGGTTGCTGTGATGACACCAAGAGTTGCTGTAATGTTGCTACCAACTTTCAGGTCAGTGAATGTAGAAACACCTGTGGAGTTTATATTTCCTCTGACAGCACCAGTAAACTTATCTCCGACAAATTGGGTAGCAGTGACAACACCAGTTGCTTTGATGTGACCCAGAGAACTGATACCGACACCACCAGGAAGAGTTCCAGCAAGTAATGGATTTCCACCAACTTGAAGATCTATCTGAGGATTGTTGGTTGCTATACCAACAAATCCTGTTTTGCGATAGATACTACCACTAACAGTTACCCATTGTGATGTTGGAATGTTCGTTAAATTTGAACCATCACCATAATAAGTAACAACACCAGAAACAGCAGTAACAATACCTGCCGTGTCAACATGTAAATTACCGATGGAACCTGAAGCAATCGTAGTTACACCAGTTACTTCTAAGTTCTTGATAATACCACTTGATGCAGTAACGAGACCGACAACTTTAGCAGTTCCTCTTACATCCAAGAGCTCAGTTGGTATGGTAGTACCGATACCAACCAAGCCGTTAGCGTTTACAACTAAGTTATCATCATCAACTTGAACACCATTACGAAAATTAAACGATTTTCTATAATTCGCCATCTCTGGATGCTTTTCTAGTTATTTATGGTGCTCATCAACTTTCGCATTAAGTTGTTTGATTGCCTCAATGAGCAGAGGCACAAGTTTTTCATAACGAACCGCCATGTATCCATCCTCTCTAGTTGTATAGAGACCTGGTAAATCAAGACCTGCAACTTCCTGAGCGATGACACCAATGTCAAGTCCTTCTTTATCGGACTTATCATTCCATTCAAATGTATTACCACTAAGACTTAAGACCTTAGCGATAGCATCTTCAATAGGTTCAACATTATCTTTCAATCTTTGGTCAGAAGAGGAGAAGGCGATAAGATCACCTGTAAACGTACCATTACCAGCAACCGAAAGATTACTAGCAACCGAAAGAGCACCAGCAACCGAAAGAGCACCAGCAAATGTATGGGTGCCAGTTCCATTAACATCAAGGTTGTCATTGACTACGAGTGTGCCACCAGCAGAGTCAAGAGTGAGATTACCAGTTGTGGTATCAATCGTGTTATCTGTAGTATCAGCAATTTGGATATTACCGAAGGTAGCACCAGTTGCTAAAACTGTACCAGTTACATTAACACCAGTGGTGTTTGCCTGGATTCTAGTTGTTCCATTAGCATCTACAAGTGATGTTTGGTCAATACCTGTCAGATTTGAACCATCACCAAAGAAACTGGTGGCAGTGACATTACCACCAACATGGAGGTTCTTATCAATTCCGACACCACCATCTACAGTCAGAGCACCAGTTCCAACACTGGTAGACTGAGTAGTGTCAGTGATGTTGAAGACACCTCTAACTTTTACAGAAGCATCAACATCAATGTCTTCGTTGAACTTTGTCTCGCCATTGAAAGTAACAGGACCATCAAACTGAGACAGAACTGTGCCAGAGTTACCACCCTCAACAATAAGTCTCTCTTTGACGATAACTTCATCAAAGACTACACTGTTGACGCTAGTATCTTCACCAGTTACAGTTGGGATAGGAATATCAAAGGTCTTCTCTTTACCGGTGGCAGAGTTAATCTTCTTGTTACCGATGTAGAAGTCACCATCGTTGTTCATACCAGTGTAAACAACGATACCACAATTCTTCTCTTGTGCTTGTGCCAGAGTCTCCTCTTCTTCGTTCAGAGATCTGACCTGAACTTGAGGAAGTGCGGTAGAATAGTTACCTGGACCATAACCAAGGTATTCAAATGTATGACCAGATGCTCTCAAATATGTTGGTCTGTGGAACTCAATCGCCTTGAGTTCAACTTTCTTGATGAGTGCTCCACCAGAATGATTCTCCTTAACTGTACCCATGGCACCACGGATAACAGTCATTTCATTACCACCAGAGCCACTTAAGACATTGCTGGTGACTCGCATAATCTCATTGTCAACTTGGAAGTAAGAACCAAGTTCAAATCTAGCAGCGGTGGCAACACCAACATTTGTCGTCTTGACGTGAATGGTGGTCTCATCACTAATGTTGGACTGGAGAATAGCAGTCTCATTACCGAAGAACGACAGACCTCTAGAACCAAGGTTTTCACCATTCTTATCAGATGTCAGATCATTAGCAGAAAGTCCATGCTTCAGCAAGAACTTAGGTCCATGGATTATAACACCAACACCAACATTTGCTGTGACTGTGGTTGTGGTGACACCAGTTACATCATAATGTCCAAGGTTAGCGTCACTGCTATTCTTGATGGTCAGTCTATTACCAACTACGAAACCGTGTGGTTCAGTTGTTGTGAATGTAGTGATACCAGATGTAATTGTGGTGGTCGCAGTAGAAACTGTAATCTCAGGAGCAATGTTGATAAGATACTGACCCTGAATTGGTCTAGCATCAGTGTTACTGATGGCAATGGCAACCTGATTCTTACTAGGAACACCAGTGATTCTGAAGTGTCCGCTAGTGTGAGTGCCAATACCAGTCAGTTGAATTGTGTTACCAATGACAGTAGAGATTCCAGAGGTAGTAATAGTAATACCACCACCAGTTCCACTACCAACTCTAGAAGTATCAAAATCTAACTCTTCATTGTTTGTGTATCCAGAACCACCAGAGGTGATGTCAACATTAGATACAGCACCATTAGCAACAACAACTCTTGCTGTAGCACCGTCCCATGTGAATGTACCGTTGTTTAACAGTTTGACGTTGTGATATGTGCCGTTTGTATATCCAGAACCACCAGTCAGGGCACTGTAAGTTACAATACCGTTGAAGTTGTGGTTCTCATGGAATGTAATCGTGGCAACACCAACAGTGTTTGATGTGAAGGATGTTGTGACACCAGAAATAGTAAGACCAATACCAAGTGTAGGAAGAAGACTGTCAATACTTTCTCTAGTAATACTCTTCTTCAGGTCACTTGTTGTTACATCACCGACTGGTGATCTCATTGCAAAGGATTGAGCAGACTCTGGATCGTCATCTACATTATCTTTATCCTGTTGTGGATAAAGATCATCAACTTTCTGACTGAAGTAGTGTGATGTATATTCTGTAGGAATCTCATTATTAGCGTTCAGAACATACAGGTGGTAGATACCATCACTTACATTCTCAACATATGGTGTGATGACTTCGTTTCTATAGATGTAGAAGTTACCTTTCCAGTCAGTTCTCTCAAATCTAGGTAGAGCAATCGTTCTGGTGCTGGTATTGTTAGTGAAGATTCCACCATTATGGGTGATGCTATCAACGTCAGTTGTGGAGTGGGTGAATGTCTTTTCATTAGGAATAGAAAGAACAGTGAAGACACCATTGTATCCTTTGTTCTCAGTGCCAGCGGTATTACCTGTGCTGGTAACATTCTTAATTGTAATCTTTTCACCAACTTTGATGTTGTGTGGAATCTCCGAAATTACAGTTACAGTAGAACCTGAAGTAGAACAGGTGCTGATGAACCTTGGATTTCTATTGAAGTCTGGATCAGAAGTTGTGATGCCAGTAGCAGTGAAGTCAGAGTCAGATCTCAAAGATGTAGTGCTGGATTCTTGAATAACAAATCCTTCCTCTGGTTCCTTACAATTTGTGAGTTCCTTAGGAACGACAACTCTCAACTTATACAGTTTCTCATCAAGACTTCTAGAATCCTCTTTTCTCTTGATGAAACTGTTTGTTGTTCTAGTTCCAAGAGTTCCTGTGCCTTGAGTATTGAAGGCATTGTAGATCGCATTACCAGTAGAAGATTTGATAAACCAGTTGCCATTACCTGCGTCAAACTGAATCGGAGAACCAATCTCACCAGAACTCTTTTCAGAAACTCTACTACGAACTCTTAAACTTGTGCCACCATAAAGTGTAATTGCCTCATCATTCTCTGCATTAGTAAGAGATGCTGCGACCTTAATGGTGGTTGCACTTGCCTTGATAGCAAAATAAACCTTATGTGCTTCAATGTTCTCTGGAAGATCTCCGGTGTCACTGTTGATGATAATCTTCTCACCAGTAATGAGTTTGTGAGATCCAATAGTGAAGGTGCTGTTGTTTACTAACGTTACCTTATATTCTTTGACAGAACTGGTCTCGCCAAGGGCAGAAGTAATACCGGTGGTGCTGATCTCGTTATCAACCATGAGAACATCAGCAGTGTAGGTGGTTCCAGAACCTACAAAGGACAATTTCTCGTTCAGTTTGGCACCAACACGATAACCTTGAATCTTGTGTGGTGGTTTGATATTCTTGTCATTGAACCCGAAGAGATACAGGTGACTGGAGATACCAACAGAAGTTGTCAGACCAACGTCAAGAGTTACCCAATCAATATCCTCTTCTTTAGTTGTAACTGCTTTAGGGGTGATAACAGATGTGATGTATCCCTTATTATCTTTGCTAAACGCTGCTTTCTTAAATCCAACACCATTCAGAGAAATTTGTCCAAAGTTAGAGTTGGAGTTTGTGATGCTCATGTCAGCACCATTTCTGCCATCAAAATGATAGGCAAAACCGATAGCAAACACAGAAACAATCTGCATGAATGAATCGTTAGAACCTTTGATGTGAGAACTCTCCCATCCAATTCTATACTGTGCTTCACTGTCTAAATGATAAACCTTTGTAGCATCAGTAGATGAAGAACCACTAGCAAGAGCAGCACCAGTCACCTTAGATACGCTGATGCCCTCATAAACTCTAGAAGACTCATTATACTTAACGAATGCTCTATCGTCCTTCTGAAGACCAACAGCGGTGAACTGAGCGACAACCATGGAGCGGAATCCAGTTGCCTTACTACCATCAGCGTGCATACCGTTCATGCCGAAGACGGAACGGAGAGAGATGTTAAAGATGTATGGAGAGGCACCCTGGACTGTATCAGTCTCAATAGTGACAGTAGAACCAGAAGCACTTGGAGATGCAGTCAGGTTATTTCTAACAAATGGGAGCAAGAACGTAAATGTTCTAGCATCAGTAACGTTTTGAACCGTGGTAGCGATATTATAATCTTCTACACTGACACCTTTAATTTTGATAGGTGTTCCAGTTGTCAGTTTGTGGTCGGTGCTGGTTGTTACTGTGATGACACTGCTTGGTGTAAAACCATCACCAGAGATGATACTGGAGATATTGACAGGATCATCAGCAAACGCACCAACGATTTCAAATTCTGGACGCTTGGCAGCAAAACCAAGTGGATCTGCTGGCCACTTCTGGTCAATGTTTCTACCGGTCTCAGTGTTGTAAGCATTAGAGAGCTTACTATAATACATTGCCAGGTCAGAAATAGTGTAACCAGTTGGAATGGTTACACCATCAGCATATTCAAATACGGTAAGTTTGTGGTGAGAGAATGTAGGTGTGGCAGTGTTTGCTGAAGAGAAGTCCTGACTGTCTGTATAAACAGTTCCACTCTGATCACCATCAAAGATGGAGAACTGCCAGAAGTAACAAGTACCAGTTACCCTGAAAATTGCAGTTCCAGATAAGTTAGTATCTGTTGGGTTTGGTACGTATTTTGGTCTAATTTTAGTCTTTCTTAAGTCAAGACCAACAATAGAAGTGCCACGAGGTACAATAACACCACCGTGAATACTATTAAACTTGTAGAGAATATTATCTTCTTGAGTTAAATCAAATGTAGAATCTGTAGTTAATGTAAGAGTTGTCTGAGCACTTGTTGTAGCACCAGAAGGAGAAACAGCAGTCGCGGTTCCGTTTACATCCTTGATTGCAAAACCAGGTCTATTATCAATAACATGCTCTCCTGGATACAGAAGAATGGTTGTTTTCTCAATAATATCGTTATCACTTCCCCTCAGATAGGAGAATCTCGCTGCCTCTAGCAGTGCTCTCTGGACAGTCTTGAATGGTTTCGTTAAAGAGTTTCCCTGATTCTCAATCGCGTCAGTAGCATCAAGGTCACTTGGGTTTACATAAAGAATACGACCCTCAGTATTCTTTATAAAGTTTTCCAGTTTATTAAGAGGCATCGGATTATGACGACCATTAGATTTCTATGTTCTATTTATCCCCTCAAATCTTCCTCGTCAAAATAGGGAATCAGGTCATCTGGAAGTTCATCCTTGTTCTCAATGTCAATCATATCAAAGCATGGATGACATTTTTCAAGTATCAAATACTGAGATCCTGTATAGACATCAGTTATATCGTAGTCTTTTTCTTTATCTGCTTGCTCTACAATATCTTTATCGTAAAGATATCCTGGTTCTAGTTCATCAAAAGTAAAGGGAATATGATTCAAGAAATACATCCTGACAATTATATTTCCATTATTAAACCAATTGTACGATTGGGTTACCTTGTAGGTAAAAGAAGACATAAGCACCACGCTTTGTCTTATTTATTTTAGTGCGAGTAGGGAGACTTGAACTCCCACGACCGTGATGGTCAACAGATTTTAAGTCTGGTGTGTCTACCGATTCCACCATACTCGCAAGACATTACACTTATCCGAATGCTTGCTATGGGGCAATTAAACCCAACATTCTGACAGTTTGTAATGGAGTAAGACACAATTTCCGTTGTGAATATACCAAGGGGGTTTATCCCATTTCTGGCACCTTGGCTGGAACGTCTCAAGTTCCTAATGCTTCCTGAGAGGATCGAACTCTCCTTAGGCAAATTATGAGTTTGCTGCATTCA